TATATCGATTATGACCTACAATTTGACAAGTCATTCTTAGAACCACTTAAGATTATTCTTGATGCTATTGGATGGAACGTAGAAAAAACTGTTAATTTGGAATTATTCTTTGGTTGATATGGATTTTTTAAAAGATATTGTAAAGGAGATTGGTAATGAATACACCCAACTCGCATCCGATATTGAAGATACTGAAAGATATGTGGATACAGGTTCGTACATTTTTAACGGACTCGTATCAGGTAGCATATATGGTGGTGTATCTGGGAACAAGATTACTGCTATTGCTGGTGAATCTAGCACTGGAAAAACTTTCTTCTCTCTCGCTGTTGTTAAAAATTTTCTTGACTCTAATCCTGATGGGTATTGCTTATATTTTGATACAGAAGCAGCAGTTAATAAACCCTTATTGGAATCTAGGGGTATAGATCTAAATAGAGTAGTAGTTATAAATGTAGTTACTATTGAGGAGTTTAGGTCTAAGGCTCTTAAAGCAATAGACATATATCTTAAAAAGGACACAGAAGAGCGTAAGCCTTGTATGTTTGTGTTAGACTCCCTTGGAATGCTTTCTACTGAAAAAGAAATCACCGATGCATTGAACGATAAACAAGTTCGTGATATGACCAAATCACAGTTGGTTAAAGGTGCATTCAGAATGTTAACACTTAAACTTGGCCAAGCTAATGTCCCACTCATTGTCACAAATCATACGTATGATGTCAT